GTTATCAGTTCCAAGTTCTTTATAGATCTTGGCTCTTTCTCTAGCTAGTCTAGTCTTTACAATATTCTCAATCTCAGCTTGGCTATAGCCTTTATTTTCTTCTGTATTCTGCTCCTGTGTTTCATTTTTTGTTTCAAGTGTTTCATTCACTTGATCCAGATTACTCTGTTCTTCTGCCATAATAGACTCCTTTTAGGTTGTGTTATTTTATGTGTATCTCTATTTTATTTATTCTTCAAGGAAATTGTAATTACCTTCTTTTACAAAGATTAGATCTATCTGCATAGAAAGTATCTCATCAATAGATAATAAATATAGTTCATCCTCAGCAGTATGAGGTTTACCTTCATTAATTAATTTGATTACCTCTCTATAATCTTCAGCTGTTATATCTTCTTTAGTCGCTAATTTTGAAATTCTCTCCCTATTTTTTTCTGTAATCATAATTTGCCCTCAATTTCTTTTTTATAAAATTCAACAAATTTAGGATCTACACCTTTTAATTTGTTCATGTGATATAATGCAAAATTATCAGCAAACCATTCTAGTAAACCATTTTCTGCATTATTGCCGGTGGTATATTTTACACCTCTTAAATTTTTTATCTTTTTTTCTAAATCAAATCCCATAGTTCTTAAATCTGCATATTCTTTACCTTTGTATGTAATTGTTTTGAAATTTTTTAAATTTACTCCTAATGATTGATGAACATGGTGAGCAAACTCATGGTACATAGTAGCTCTAAATTGATCTACTTTGTCATCAAAGTAATACCAGTTATTGTATGGTAAATTGTTTTTTACATATCTTCTATCACTACTAATGACAGCAGCATTATTGTTTAAATCAGATCCTCTTTTTAACATAAGTTTATCTACGTCTCTTATTTCTCTATCTAAATTCATATGCTTGGGATTTAAATACAATCTACCAAAACTCATTGATGCTCTTGGTAATTTCTTTTTGCCTTTGACTAGATGTTTAGTAGTTATCAATCTAATTTTTGGCACATTTAATTTGTTAGCCAATTCATCAAGTTCATCTAATACAGCATCTAATGCTGAAATAGTTTTTACATCCAAACCTTTTAAATTAACAGATCCAAATACTTGATCTGTCAATCCAATTTCTAAATCATTTCCATCTTTATCTCTTAAATATCCTTTATCTTTTTTATTTTCTGCAATTCTATTAGCAATCTTTTTAGAAACTATGGCTTGAGGTAATACTGTTAAGTTGTTTTCTTTAATGGGATTAGATAAGGATGAAACATTTTCCGGTCTAACTCTTTTCTTACCATCTTCTTTAATTTCTACCTTTTCCTGAACTGCATCAATATTATCCCAGGCAGTATCATAAGGAATAAAGCTATGTCTACATCTATAACCACCTCTATCTACAAATGGATCTCCACCAGATTTTCCCTTCCAGGATTGACTCCAAACTTCCCTGGCTTCTTCTTCAGTAAATACTTTGTCTAATTGGTTTCTGCAAAATTCTCTCGTAGTAGTGATATTAGTTCCCACATATTTGAATTGAGTTAGTCCTGCCTCCTGGGCTTTGTATTTTGTGAACTGTCCATCAAATTGCATTAAGCTATCATGGGCTATTTGACTAGCATACTTCTTCATGTTGTTCCCCACTCTATCTGCTGCATACTTGGTCTGTAAGATCTTAGTAGCATCCTGAGTTTTCTTGATAGCTGCCGGATCACTAGAATATTTGTTTTCTTCTACCACTCTCACTAATCTATTGATGGCCTCCTCATTGGATCTTTGATAGACACCATTGATCTGGCCTCTAATGGTCCTTACCATATCTGGGAATGGTTTACCTACAATCGCTGATTTGTAAACTTCAGTAGAGATCTCATCTAGGAATCTATTAGCGACATCCTGGAAACCACTAAAGGAGAGCTGCTTTAATTGATTAATGATGGCTAGATCTGGCTTGGTTAAGGTTTTGAATTTATCAGCTATGGGAGTTCTTTTGATATAGTTCTGATATTCTTTGACTACTTTGTCATAATCACTAACTATCCTAGTTCCTTCTTTCAGATAGTTTTCTTCAATTAATCTTTTGAGGTTTGGTCGCAGCTGAATAGCTAGATTTGTATTGAGGCTTACTTGCCTGGTGGCTGATTCTAATTCAGCAATAATGTCATCTTCTAAATCAAATAAAACTTTACTGATACGTTTCTCATGGTCATCAGCTAATTGAGATAATATTTCTTGTCTTGTTGCCATTCATTACAAAGGAAAGTTTTTCTTCCATGCTCTAATAGACCAGTATGCCGGAGATAGGTTCTTTTGGCCTTTAACCTCTTTTAAAACTCCACCCATTCTAGCCAGGAATGATCTTTGTCTAGCCGGTATATTCTTTTTAATCTTCATCTTAGGATCACCAAATCTAACCTTCTTTACATTACCAGTAGATTTATCTTTAACGTAAACACCAAATTTCTTTGACTCTCCAGGTGTTCTAAAAGGTTTATTTAATTTAACATCTCTGCCTCTATACTTAGCCATTAGTCTTGATACCACTCAATCAAATTATCTTCAATATATTCTTGGATTATTTGCTTTTCTTTAAAGGGATTGTGTCTTGCTCCCCAATACTCTTTGTGTCTAAATTCTCTCTTGGTATATCGGTTAGGTGTAATAAAGAAATCAAACTCATCCATATAGATTTTATTCTCTAAGTTATTAATGGCCCAATAGATAGAAACAAATCCGGCAGTGGGGAATGTCATCTTGGTTTCTTGGCACATCACCTGATAATCCCTGAGATCCCATTCATAGGTATATTCTTTCATGTATTCTGGATAGTGCTGCATACGCACTCCAAAATCCTCACCACATAATCTCACAATATATTTGCTGTGCTGAGAGATATCTAAATTCTCTTTCTTGATACAAGCCTCAGCTAAGTTATTGATCCATACATCATGGTCATCTTGATAACCTAGGTTCATTCTAAAGACTATGACATCACTATAATCTTTTTCTCTGACTGGTTCTTTATTGCCTACAATGACAATAGGTTTATCTCCAATAAAATCCTGGATGTCTTGTAATGTTCTCAAAATTCATACTCCCAATATTCTAAATCTTTAGCATATCTATTTTCAATTATTTGTCTTGTTTCATCTGTGTAATAATTCCGGTAATCTTCTTTGTTATAATTAGTTACATTTTTTAAAGGTATATCATTGTATCTTTCATCAATCCCAATCCAGGCTGCAATATTATTGAAATCATGTTCTATATTCTCAAACTTTCCTACATAATCTAATTCTATCTTGTCATTAAAGGATAGATACTCCCACTGTGTCCATTTATAGAATAACCTTGGGCTAGATTTCATCTCATGCTTAATAAATAAATCAAATCCTTTTTTGATCTTATGTCTAAATCCACTAACCAATAAATCAAAGGGATTGCGTACAAAGGCAAAGACAAAATAATTATCTGGAATAAAATCTTTGATTGAAGAATAGGGTTGATGCATCCCTCTTTCGTGAAGTGGGATTTGCCATCCCCAGGTATCAATATCTATATCTCCAGGTAATGCTAAATTTTTAGAATACTGATTTAAAATAAAACCAATACTAGATCCACTTGTTTTAGGAGTATGGATAAAGACAAACTTGTGACTATGAGAAATAATCACTTCTTCTTTTTCTTTTTAGCTTTCCTAGCGACATCTAATGCTATGGCTATTGCTTGTTTTCTAGGTTTACCGGCCTTTATCTCTCTTTCTATATTCTTGGAGATACTTTTCTGTGAATAACCTTTGATTAGTGGCATTACTTCTTCTTCTTTTTTTTCATATTAGACTTAGCTGATTTTTTTGGTCTACCAACTTTTGATCCATATGTTCCTTTACCTTGTGGCATGGCTTTATCCTCTCTTGATAATGTTTAAAACATAATAACTCTAACACACCAAATTTGAAATTAAAACCGATAGACGCATACTTACCACAAAAACATTTCTGCTCTTTATCTCTCTTGGAATGACTCCAGGTACAGAAATCAGTTGCGTTTACGACTTTTCCTTTTGGCTGCTCGGATGACGATATCTTTGTCAAAGGTAGATGATCTCCCTCTAGATATTAGTTTATTGACTCTAGCCATAGCCCAGGCTGCCATTGGGATCTTTGGTCTAGATCCACTAGATAGAAATGCTCCCTGGCCTCTACGATAAGATGCTTTGAGATCTGCTAGGTTAAATAGTTTAGATTTTTTGGCTTTGGATTTTAGAGTAGATAAGGTTGAAGCTGCTATAGGTTTACGTTTAACCATTAATCATAATCTTCTAAGAATAGGCTTAATGATCCTGATACTGCAGTAGTAGCATCAGCTTTGGCTCTTAATTCAATATCTGTTTTTTCTTCAACTACGAATGGAATAACAAATGTTTCAAACAATGGAATTCCAAAGGTTGATTGAAAGCCTACAGTATTCCAAACATTACCATTAGAAACTTGTTTAGTTAAAATCTTAGCTTCAATCTCTTTTTGTTTAGATGCTCCAATAGATGCTTGAACTATATAACCTCTTTTTTTCCTGGGGATTGTATAGATAGCTGATAGAGAAGATCCATATCCAACTGGAACTGTGGCCACTGTTTGACTGTCTACTGTAGCTGTTAATGTTCCGACATTGGCATTACCAGTATTGGCAGTTATCATTCTGATTGAAAACACTCTGATAAATGTTTCAGTCGTAGCACCACCACCAATGGTAGCAACTGCAGTTTGTTGGTCATAGTTTGCATCTAATCCGGTAACTAAAACTGTTCCTGTATCATCAGATGCAGTATCAGATGAAGTAACTGTGCAGCCAGTAGCACTAGATGGATAAGTAGGAGTAGCACCTACTCCCCAAACAGTTTCAAATGCTGTAGAAATAGCAGTATTATATCCAAACTGTCCAACAGCTGAGAAATCTTCTACTAATCCTTTAGTGACTGATATACCTAGATCAAAACTAGGAGGGTTATTTTGAAATTGGAATCCCATTAGATTTTAGTCCTTTGCTTTAATAAACTCATAGGTATTTTTTTACCTGCTTTGTAGAGATTTGCAATCCTGGTTAATAAAGAAACTCTTTCAGATCTTTTAGATCCTTTAAGACCAGATAAGTATTTTTTAGGTAATCCGGATTTCTTATCCTTGGGAACTTTAGCTTTCTTCGGCAATTTCTTCCCCTTCAATTCCTGGAGTTGCAAACTGTCCAATAGGCTCTGGAGTTGCATCTATTTCATTATCAATATTCGCAATCTTTTCATCATCATCTACAACTGCTCTTGCAATTTGTTTATCTACTTCTTTAGTAAATGTAGTTGATCTGACTCCACTAGCTTTGGCTGCCTGGAGGAATTGTAAATCACTCGCATAATCTCTCAGATCAAAGCTATTCGGATAAATTATTTCACCATCAAATGTAGTTCCTTGCCAAGCTGCGTATAAATCAAATATTTGTTCTTCTGCATTTTGTAAGTAATCAGCCTTCTCAGCTAATCTTGCATTAAGTAATTGAAACTCAGTTTGTAAAGCTATTCCAGAATTAACAGTTTTTTCTGTACCTCTGACTGCTCCCATATGAGTCACTCTATCAATGGCCTCTACTTTGGTCTTGATAACATTCATAATAGACTCCAGGGATTGTGAAGATGGTTGAATGATATAAGGTTTCAATTCAGGTGCTAGATCTTCTGGCATTTCAATAATAGATCCTGCTCCGGCACTAGCTTCTACATTAGGTGTTTTCACCAGGGATGGATGATTAGATAATCTAATCAGCTGCTCTATTTCAGAATAATCATTATAGATAGATTTCTGTAATTCAGCCACATCTGATAGATCAGATATACCAATGCCTTTTTTAGATGTTCTTTGATTGTAAAGAATAACTGCCGGTATTCTGCCCAATGCATTTGGCTGCTCATCAATCTTAATTGGCTTCTTAGTTGCATACTCAACAGTAAATTCTTCTACCTTATAGGTAGTGATATCTTCAGGTGTCCATACTTTGACAATGGCATCCTTCTCCATCATATCCTCTACTACAGTTAAGGCAGTAAGATAGTATCTTCCATTAGATGCTCTTTCATATCTCCAGTTGGTAATATTCTCCGGAGTATAGATAGATAAATATGGTCTAATATCTTGGCTTAATTCTTCTGCCCTGGTCTTTGCATTGGATTGAGGTTTGTCTACAATGGCCCAACAAGTTCCATAAATAGATGCGTTAATCTGCATCTCTCTAATGATGTTGTTATACATTCTACCATCTAGATCTGCATCAGCTATAAAGGCCTCTAATTGAGGATCTCCAGTTAAGCTGCCAAAGTTTCTAGTTGGTGGAACTCTAAATAGGAATGAGGAATAAATCTGCACTACATTTCGGCAGTGATTATCCAGGGGAGTAAATTCTGATCTGTTTAAATATTCTTGTTCAGTTTCTAAAACGTATCTATGGAGGAAATATCCATTCTCATAATCTTGTCCACCCAAGAATGATCTATAATGAAAATTCCAATCATTCATCTTCTGCTTATAATCAGGATGAAGTTCTGTTAAAAAATCTCTATTAAATGTTGCCATTAACTAAACCTTTGTGGTGCTGAGGGATTAAAATCCCTTCTTACTGGAAAGAGCATTTCAACAAGATAACCTAGAGCATCATTCATATGATCTAA